CACAAACAGTAATCGTGACTGGCAAGTTTTTGACGTTAATAGAGGCATCCAACCTGACAATAGTCCTAGGTTAAGATGGAATCTATCCAATGATGAGCAAGGAGGTTCAAAAATTGATGCGTTACATCCCAGTGGATTTAGACTTTTAGCTAGTGAGGATCAGCTAAATGGAAACGGGAATGCTTATATCTATTTGGCTATTGGTGGATCAAACAAGGAGCCTACAGCAGCGACTGAAGTTTTTGACATAAATACTAGAAGCGGTACTGGAGCTGCGATCACAACTCCAATTACAACAGGATTTATGGTTGATTTTTTGTACTTTAAGCAGACGGCAGAAGGCTCAAACTATTGGGGTACAAGAAAAACTGGAAAAGGGTATATGTATACGAACTCCACTTCCGCAGAGGTTGCCAACGACACGAATCATCCTGTTTACGGTATTCAGGGCCAACAAGATGGCTACACCATTGGCAATGGTAATAATGATTGGAATGGCAGTGGTAAGACATATATAGATTACACCTTTAGACGAGCCACGGGATTTTTTGACGTTGTTACATACACTGGCAACGGATCGAGTAATCGAAGCATCAATCATGGTCTGGGTATCGCGCCAGAGTTAATGATTGTCAAATCAAGAGGCTCTACTCAGAACTGGGTCAGTTTCGATACTTCTACTGGCGCAACCAAATATATGCGATTAAATACAGACGGACAGCCAGCAACAACGTCTGGAATGTGGAACAACACCGCACCAACATCCTCAGTCTTTACTGTTGATGGCAGCGGGGGTCGAGCCGAGGTGAATGCGAATGGTACAGCGTATATTGCCTATTTATTCGGCACTGTAACGGGGGTAAGTAAAGTAGGAGTTTACACAGGAACTGGCTCAAACGTAGACGTAGACTGTGGATTTAGTGCTGGGGCTAGATTGGTACTCATAAAACGGAATAATGACTCTGGCGATTGGTATCTTTATGACAGCGCAAGAGGAATTGTTGCAGGTAATGATCCGTATAACTTACTAAATTCTGGAGCAGACTCTGTGACTGATACAGATTACATAGACCCGTTAAATGCTGGGTTTACAATAACAAGTTCCGCGCCAGCGGGATTAAATGCCAGCGGCGGCACATACATTTTCTTAGCAATAGCTTAGGGTAAAAATTATGGAATACAGAGTGCGATCAAGCGGTGAGCTAAAAAATCAAGGCGAAATCCGCAAACTCAATCCCAATGTTTCTCTTCCGAAAGTGTGGAATGAAAACGTCTACGAAGCACTGGGTATTGATCCGGTGTTAGCAACTCCACAGCCTGAACCGTCTGCTGCATATAAATCAGTGGTGCGTGATGGTGCGGAGCAAGACGCTAACGAAAATTGGGTGGAGAAGTGGGTCGAGCGAGATATGTTTGCCGACACCGAAGAAGCCACAAAATCGGAGCAAGAAACAGCCTATCAAGCCGAATTAGATGCGGAGGCTGCGAAGAATGTTAGGTTTCAGCGCGACAGAGAACTCGCAGCGACAGATTGGATGGCGTTGTCGGACGTTACGATGAGTGACGATTGGAAAACGTACAGACAAGCTCTGCGCGATGTGCCAGCACAGTCAGGATTCCCCAACAGTATCACTTGGCCTACGGAGCCTAGTTAACGGGATGTTATATGAAACGTCTATTGGTTTTAGCGATATGTAGTTTTTGCGCTTCAACTTTGTTTGCACAAACGCAAACGGAGATAACCACGACTGCCACGAGTACAAGTTCTTCAACCAACAATAACAACAACAATAACAATACGACTTATACAGGCACGTCAACAAACACCAATACTAATAACAGTACGATCAATACCACTACGGATTCAACGAGCTTGAACACCAACGTCAACTCAATGAACTATAATGGTCTTATTGAAAATATAAATACCAGCACTAGCAGCAATACTAATACCAACAATACGATATCAACCAGCAGTGCTAACAACGTGAATACAAACAACACGACCAGTAACACTACGTCTAACAGCACGAGTTTCACCACGACTAATTCAGTTAGTGATATCAATGCTATTAACACTAACAATAATCTTAACGATACTGTTAGCAGATCAACACAGCGTGTCACTCAAAAGTTAGAATCACCCCCTCCTAGTGCTATTGCTCCCAGTATTGGCAGCAGTTATAGCCAAGATCTATGTACTACGGGTATATCAGGAGCAGTTCAGACTCAAATACTAGGGTTCTCCACTGGCAAGTCTGTAAGAGACGTAAACTGTGAGCGAATTAAATTAGGTAAGACGCTATATGATATGGGGATGCGGGTGGCGGCAGTCAGTCTTATGTGCCAAGACTATCGAGTTTGGGCAAGTATGATGTCTGCTGGGACTCCTTGTCCATACGATGGCAAGATTGGCGATGAGGCAAAACTCTTGTGGGAGGCTAATCCTGATCGCGTTCCGGAGCCGGAC